AAGTGTTAATATCCTCATCGTCTTTTAAAGCTTTTATTTTCTCTAATAAATCTTTCTTTAACATATATCTTCTCCTATCCCCTAGACTAAGTGTGTTACCCTAGGACATGAATTTTTATTATTTTGGTATACTTACACCCCTTATACACAAAATGCCCATAAGACGTTGTTATAGCAGTTTAATGTCATACTTAAGGACACCATTTATTTAACTATGGTATTAAATCCACGACATAAAGGATGAATAACTCCAGGAGCATCATCCAAATCATATATTATTCCATTCAATTCCTCGCATTCGCTACAAGTAACCATGTCTAAAATTTCATTTCTCATTACTTTTTCAACATTTGTTTCTCTGCAAAACCTTTTAAATGACTCATCCTCACATCTATTAACCTCAGTGTCTACTAATCTTTTAATATTATAAGCACTAGTATTATAGGTTTTTTCAATATTTTTTTTGATTTGATTAACATTTATTTTGCCATTGAGAAAATCTTGCGTTTGCTTATGGAGTAACTTGGCTACATCGTTGTCATGTCCCCAAACTCTATCGCTAAAATGCTTTCCTTTGAAATTATTTTCTATAATCTCTCTAACATCTTTAAGATTTGCATTATAACTATAAAATTCAAAGGTCTTATTTACTGTGCCGGTTAATATATCTTTTATAACCTTATTTTGTGTAACTCCTTCGCCCTGTATAGCCTTAGTAATGAGTTTAGACAACCTATTATATTCTTTCTTTTTATCTGTCTTAGAAAGCTTCATAAAGTCATTTAAAATAGTATAGGCAAGCATTATAGTGGCTATTTGCTTTAACAACTCATCTCTATTGTTCTTTTGTTCCTTGTAAACCTCCTTTATCTGTTTATCAGCTTCGTTGTAAAGACTTTCGATAAAATCAAATTCTTCTTTATCAGTGTAATCATTCATTGGTAGTCACTGTGTTTAAATCAATATTAGGTACCTCGGCATCCTGCTCTTTTTTAACTTTTGCAGCCTCAGTAACTTTATTATTAATAAAACTAAATCTACCTCTAGCAGTATCCTTGGAAATAATTCCTTCGGGTACCTGCGCCAGCATTTGTGCAGTGCCTAAATCATCCATAGGAATATTAGGTGTATAAAGTGCGTTAATGTCTTTATAATCATAATTTTTATTCTTTTTAAGATTTAAATACATGCACAAAAATCTATTACGGTTTTTAACAATATTTTTATGTGCTTTTTCTTCAAGTTCACACTTATTTTCCAATGCAATAAGCCTGGACCTTAAGGCAATCCCACTTAAATTGCTAACCATGCCCTCATTATGGTTTATATGGCATGATATTTGATACATAGTATCCACATAACGGTCCAATGTATTTTGAATAAAGGTATCATTAATATTTTTAATAAGCCATTGAATTGCACTATCCTTATCTTTTGCGTTTAGTACACCTAATTTTTTCATAGAAGGAAGTAAAGTTTCATCCATTTCACAACCTGTAAAGACTAAATAAGCACTTCTAAAATCACTTATTTCATTACCAATATCACTAAAATTAGTTTCAAAGGCATCTTGCAAGCCTTTAATATCCTTATATAAACTATCGTGATATTCTTCTAGTGTTAATTTTCCAACACTAACCGGAACTTCTCCAAATATGTTTTCTGTAGGACTAGCAATTTCAGTAAATTTACTATCATAGTGGTAAATATAAGAATCTGTATAAATATCTATATACTGTGTTACTGTGTCAAAATCATTTTTAAATGCATGAATAAAAAATAAAACCTTACCTGAGTTATCTGTATAAGCATAACCATCAGTAGGCTTTATAATCTTGCTACAGAAGTCGGCATTATCATTTTCATTCAAATAATATAATTCATATACCTTAGTAAATACAAGTAAGTACTTCATTAGGTCCGTATCATGCAATTCATCCCAGTGTGTTGTGTAATACTCAATATCATTAACAATATCGTTGTTATCACTCTTGGACTCGTATGTTATATCATTTCCTACTGTATAACTAACCTCTTCCTTGATAAATTTTTTAACATAATTTGTATTTACCTTAATATTGGATCTATCAGTTACAAATTTATATTTTCTCATTGCATCAGTATCACCTTTATAATATCGGTACATCTTTTCATAAATATGACGATTTGCATTATAATTACCATATATCTTTTTAACTAATGCTAAATGTTCTGGATTATATAAATTTAATCCTGTTTGCTTTTTAAATAGTTTTTTTATTAATTCGCTTATATTCATTTGTCCACCTCCTTATAGGCCTAATGCTCTTCTATCAAATACTTTAACAATGCTAGTCAATTTTATTTCACCGATTTTTAAGAAAAACTCTGCGGTTACATCTGGCGAATCATCATGCAAACTGAATTTCTGACCAGCAAACTCCATTATTTGTTTTATAAATTCTTCATCTTCTTCAGCAAAAACAATCTGGCCCTTATTCATGTAAGGAATAATTGTACTGATTTTATCATCTTTATTTTTCTTTTGGGCTTCATTTATGATTTTTATGCCTCTGGACCTCAATGCAGGATCCTCACCAATTGATTTTTCAAGTTGATTAGCATCAGCACCATTAAATGTATTTTTTTCTATTGAAACATAACTTATATCAGGATACTCTTTTAATAAATCAACCATATGCTTAATATAATCATCAAAATTAGTTCTTGCATTTATTTTTGCTAATTCTGCCTTACGAGCATACTTTAATCCATTATCACATTCAGACCCAACCAAGAAACCTGAGTAATCGGATTTAACATTTGCTGTTGCTCCAGGATCCACAACTAACATTGTTTTAATAAATCTATGAGTTTCAATTTCAGCACGTTTTTCAGTTCTAACGGTCTTAAACCATTTTTCACCTATACTATCAACATCACCTTGAATTTCCTGCTTAAAAGATGCTGGATTTTCATAATATTGCAATGCTATATCTAAACAGTCCCAAAGTTCAGCCCACAGTAAAGGAAATTTCATTTCTTCAACATGGGACCAATAGAACTCTTTAGCATCTTCTAAATGAGTTTCACTTTTAAAATTAAATAACATATTTTTAAATCTTAGCCATAGCCCTGTATTAAAATAATGGTCAACGCCGTTAACTTTTTTACCTTCATCATCTATAAAATTATCAATCAGCACACCTTTATCATTCTTAAACTTCCAAGTTGGTTGTTTAATCAGCCTGGAGTAAAAGCATTCCTTATGTTGCAATGTTCCAAGTGCTATAAATGTTGTGCCTTTTTTAATAATTTTACCATCTCTATAGACTGCTTTCTGTGCTGCAAACTTAACATCATTACTAAACCGAGTCCACTTCTTTATTCTAGCTTCATCAGTTCTGCAATCATCCTCTGATTGATAATCATCTAATATAATTAAGTCAGGCCTTATGTTGTCATATTTTCTACCTCTCATAGGACTGGCTGAAGATATAGACTCTATAAAACTTTTATTAGTAAATTCTAACTGAGTGCTATTACATATATATCTCTTGTCTTTGTCATCAAGGAGCTTTCCAAAGCCTTTATCCAAATAACTGTTTTCCAAATATGTATTCTTAATATCCTTTATGAATTTCTCAGCAGTGGACCCTATATCTGAACAAATAAGCGTATACTTCTTAAATCCATAACAATGGCACCATATTGTAGTGGCAAATGTTCCAAATGCTGACTTTCCTGTGCCTCTTGGTTCAATTCTTCCTATCTGATCATTACCATTACCAATAACAGATTCTTGTATGTCATGCCATATCTGTTTATGTACCTGAGCAATTGGAGCTGCAGCATTATCTTCTTTTACCAGAAATACATCTTGGAGGAAATACATGCTAAAAAATTCTAAGGACCGTTTGCCTACACTCCATGCTAATCCATGGTAGTCAAATAAATGTTCATTATGTTGTTTCATTAAATCAGCAGCTTTGTCACTTGAAAATAATTTTTTTAAGTGAGTATATAATAATTTTCTATTTTGTTTTGATTCATCCAAATATACTCACCTACCTTAATTTTATCTTCTTTGCTGTATAGCTCCTTGAACTCTTTTATAAGCATCATGTTTCATACAATCTTGACTTTCATTGAATAAGCAATAGAATTTACAATTAGTTATGTGATTACAATTGGTTATACTCCCAGTGAAGTGTTTGCAAAATCTACTGTTCTTCTTTATCTCATAGTAATCGCATTCATCTAATTCCATTGTTCTCACTCCTTTATAATTAAATAAGACACCACCCATCTCTGAGCAATGCCTTATGTGGAGGGTAAATTATTTTGAAGTTGAAAATTTGTTGTGGAAATTGTGGAGCCGGTCGCCCACACTCCGTAGGATTCCCAAAATAGAAGGTACCCCTAAATAAAAAGAAGAACTTTTCAGTTCTCCTCATATTTTTTAATCAATTTATAGAACGTATTCTTTTTTAATTGTAGAAGCTCCATAGCTTTAACACCAGTGATCTTAGTATCTTTCCATTGTTTATATACTACATTGAAGTTACTTGGATACTCTATCTCAGGTCTTCCTATTCCATTGCCATTGTTATTACTTCTCAATACTGCAATGCCTTCAGCCTGCCTCTGTTTGATACTTACTCGTTCATGTTCTGCCATTGTACTCAGTACCTCAAGCAATAGATTATTAATCATATCTATTAACCATTCTTGACCTACTTGAATTTCCATCATAGTTGTTGGTATATCAAGTATCTTTACTCTTATACCCTCTGACTTATAGTATTCAAGTTCATTCTTTATCTGTTGTTTATTCCTACCCAACCTATCAAGAGACTTTATATATATAACATCATTGGTCTGTGCTATCTTCCTTAGTAACTGGTACTCCACTCTATCCATATCCTTTCCACTTTGTTTATCAGTAAAGATATATTTATCATCAACATACTTAGTTAACTCTACCAGTTGTCTACTTAAATTCTGTTCCTTAGTACTTACCCTTGCGTAACCATATACTCTCATATCAATCAACCTCCATATACTTCATAGTATTATTGTATACTATTAGTTTGCAAAGGTCAATGTTTATTATCAAACGTTTATAATTTGTTTTTACTACCTTATTAAACTATATGAATGGCTTAGATTGGTTAATTATATTCTAGCCTTTAAGGTATACCTTTATAAACTATCTATTCTTTGTCTATATCTTCTAACTCTTTACTTAGTACATCAATTGTGACTGCATCCTTTGTATCTGTATTTTCTATATCTATCTTAGTTGCGTTGCTTATAATCTTATCTAATAACT